CTAAGCGCTTGTTTTATATAGACTTTTCGAGGACAGGACTTCAAAGCGGAATGCGAATAATTCGCGTTCAGGGTCGCTTGCGGAGGCCGATCCGAGGTCGATCCGACCAAAAAAGCCATGGGATAGCCATGGGATAGCCACATAGCGCCATGGGATAGCCATAGGATGCTGAACCATAGCCATGGGATGCTCACCCGCAGCCATGGGATACTCACGATTTCTTCGGCGGCTTCTTTTCACCAGGCTTGCCAAATATCTTATCCCAGTTCTCTTCAAACTGGCTCTTCTTCACCTTCCTGGGTCGCTGTTTTGAACCTTTACTCATACCTGTTCACCTATATATAACCATGGGATAGCCATGGGATACTTACCTGCCACGCTGGAGCGCCTTGACCTTAGCTTTCACTAACTCTCTAGCGAATGTCTTGCGCCAATCTTTTTGGAATCTAGTCTTTGCCATTTTCCTGGCATCAAAGAATCGCCTTTGCATTCTCGTGTTACCGAACTTTACTACCATTCTAATGGTTTGCCGAGCGATACCGCCACGTTTACCCTTTCTACCCATTCTCTCCCAAAGGCCAACATCTGGGTCATCAGCGCTATGGGATACTGATTTACGAGCAGAGTTAGGAGCTGTGCCTCTATATGGCTTGCCTGAGAAGAACTTAGGGTTATCGTACCGCTTTGCAATAGCGCCTTTAGCTATGTTTCCGTAGCGGTTTGTAGAGATATTCATCGGCTTAATCAATACCTGCTTACTCGGCGTGACTTGACCTCCATCAATGGTAGTCATCACATAAGGCCGATCATCTTTAATGTACAAGAACCCAAATGGCAACTCTTTGGTCGCTTTTAGGTACTGTACAGCCGATTTAGTCCATCTAGTAGCTCCCCCATCATAAACCCTATCCATGTCTTTATTAGTGCCTTGTTTACCCTGAAATAGCATCTTATTGATGGCCTGGGCGGTAGCATAAGGAACTTGGTTCTTAGAGTGGTCATCCAAGAACTTATGCATTCGTCTTGTGTCCATTGTGACATGAAACATCTTGCTATCCTTATTCCGTATAGGCATAATTAATTATGCGCGGTGAGTTTTGCCTTCCTTTTACTCTTTGTGGCCTACCCAGCCAACGCGCAACTACAAGAACTTATTCCTGAAGTCCAAAGTCGAACGCCCTTCCTTCTGCTTCATATTAGTTAGCTGATAATCTATCTTCTGTATCTTACCGCCAGCTTTGAGAAACCGAGCAATGTCTGCATCGATGATTGCTTGCAGCTCAGTCTTACTCGCTTCGGTTATTTCGCTTTTGTAGGGAGTGCGGCTAAGGATGACTGTGTTTTTATCTATATCTGCAAGACTCATAGGATTATGTCCATATTAAAAATTATCGGGAGGCCAATCTTCCTTCTTTGCTCTCGCCTGGCTAGAGACTCTTTGATAGTTTTGTAGTCACCGTAAGCAATCCTCTCGCCTCGCTTAATCGTCTCATCTGCCATAGCTATTATACACTCATCCCAATCAGCCTTTTTATTGAGCAGCCAGTGTTTGTCTTCCTCTCGTTCAAACGGCTTATCAAACAAGACCTCTGGCTTCAAACCAACCGCAGCAACTACGTCAACGCCGTTAGCGCCACAGGCGTGACAGTGACATAGGATAACGTCGTCTTTCTCAGTAATGCTCATCGAGGGATTTCTGTCACCATGAACAGGACAGCAAGCAGTCCATCCATTAGGGGTCTTGCGAACCTTATCTAATCGCTCTAGAACTATTGAGATATTTAGCATTGCTTTTAGCCCTTCTTATCGTCAGCATTTGTATCCAATTCTTTACGTCCTTAGATTCTGTTTTTACTGGAACTTTATCTACGTTGCGAGGCCAGACATCAAACTTATCCCTATAAGCGTGAGCCGCCCATCCATCTGACCATCCGCGAGACCTGGCGTGATAGAGCAGTTCTCCGTACCATCTGTTTTTGTCCTGGCTCAAGGTCAGCTTGTCTACCTTCTTCAACAGACCGCCTGTGTCCTTAAATACAGGCTCTGTCATAGCCAGTTCATAGCCACAGGCGCACTTACGCCCAGTGAATGTCGCGGAGCATACCGGACAGTCACGCATGATTGGCTCTTTCTCTTCCTTCTTAGTCTGCTCTCGCTCATCGAACTTCTTGTCTCCGCTATGAAGAGAGTCAGGGATAACATCCTCTGGGAACATAGCGTGGCGATGAAGGTTACCTGCGTGGTCTAAGTAGATAGCGCGTTCCTTTCCTGGCGCTATTCTCCATATGCGACCTGCTCGCTGTATCCAACTTATCTTAGAGTTCTTAGACGTAGGGAAACAATCTATCAATATCTCTACTGAGGGGTCATCGTAGCCAGTACCGAGCAATCGACTGCATGACAGTACAAGCGCTTTACCTGCTCGATGATCTGAGTAGATATACTTGCGCTCTTCTTCAGGCATATAGCCGTCTATGTGTAGAGCTGGGATTCCTGCTGCGTTGAACTTCTCTACTAATGCTTTGGAGTGCGCCACGGAAGGACTGAACGCTATCGCTCGCTTAGTGAGGTCGCCAGAGTGGACACGGTAGTTCTCTACTACGTCACCGTTGAAAGTCTCTGAATCAATCATCGCAGCGCCAAGAGATTCTGCATCAAAGTCGCTACCGCCTGTAGGCAAGGCTTTCTTCTTGATCCCCTTGGTACTAATGGTCTCACCAACGTAGTAATCAGTGGGACATAGGTAACCCAGGTCGATTAATTGCCTTGGCGTGATGGGTACGAGTAAATCGTCCCAGTATTTACCCAGACCCTTAGAGTAAGGGGTAGCTGACAGCCCTATAAATGGTACGTTGTCATACCTGGTCATAAAGCCGTCTACCAGACCCTTATACATTGTGTGACATTCATCTACTATCGCCAGGCCAAAGTTTAGATGCTTTCTGCGAACCGCTGTCTGAATAGATGCGATCTGTATCATTTTGTTAGGGTCGTACCTGGGGTCATCGCCTTGCATTACGCTAAAGTCAGCGCCGAGCCTCTCGAACGTCTCAACCGTCTGGCCTACGAGCTTAACTCGGTCGCAGAAGAAGATACTTCTAACGCCGTTCTCTGCCGCCCTCATCATGATAAACGCAGCTATCATTGTCTTACCCATAGAACAAGGAGCTGCCAAGAGAGGGCGTTTATTCCCCTTTCTCAGAGACTGCCTGATCTGCTCTACGGCAGACTCTTGGTGAGGTCTTAGTTCAATCATGCTGCTTGATCTGCATTACGCCGATTTCCTCTTCAAGCGTGTCACGAGCTATCTGCTCTGCATCTGACTGTAGAATGGTAGTCTTTGAAGCATTCCACAGCCTTAGCTGAACTTGAGCAGCCTCGGCTTTATAATGGTCTTCGATGTACCATCCACGGTACTTTTCTATCGCGGCCTTATCAGTTGTTGCATAACCAAACTTTTGACCATTTCTCGTTAAAATCCACATTAGAAGTCCTCCCTGCGAACGCCGTTGTAGTCATACATATCTAGTGGCGGTACGTCGTTTAGGTCTGTGTACCTATTCCAGATTTTAGAATCTAGGTCATCCATGATTTCGCGCTTAGCGATGTCATAGAACTTTTCGTACTTAATGAAGAACTGATCATGCGTGATCTCGCCAGCGAATGCTTTTGCCATGTCAACATGGAACTGCTGACAGTCAGCTTCTGAGCTGTCGCAAAACATCATCTCTTGCAATTCGTAAGGGGTTTCCTCAGTCCAGGCAATGACTAGCGCGTTAGCTGCTGCGTCCGTTGCTTCTACACATCGGTTCTTTGGGTCTACCAAGTCGTCCAGATTTTCGTCAATCGCGTCAATTAAAGTCATGTCGTTCTCCTTTGGTTGGGATAATACTGCCTACCAAAAACACAGGAGTCAACATATTTTGTTTACTTGTTATATCATTTTGTATCAACAACTCGTTCTCTACCAATCGCCTGTTCAGTGGCGTGACACTCTGGACAGTACCAACAGACTCGGTACATTTGATATGTGTCATCTGTTTGACGATGGTTGAAGCCTATGACTTCTCCCATGACTTCGCCGCAGCGGCATGGCTTCTCTGATAGGTCGTCCATTTTGATCTCCAAATTACAGGCACAAGCGCCCATTTTCCCCCGCAAACACACCCACGGCATTAGGTGTCCTAGCGCTCCAAAACGGAAAGTCCGAAGACTTGGTACTCATTGCAACGATCCACAGTGGTGAACCGCTCCCCCGCCAGACTTAACTGGAAGTTATTTCAATGCCTAGCTCGCGACCTGGTTGTGTGTGTTTGCGGTTACCTGTTGACATGGGCGAGTCAGCGCAGGTTGTTAGGTCACTTGCTTCTCACATTTCTGCGGCTAATTTCAGGGTCAGCTACCACATGAGCCAGAGTACGTCAGGCTTTGCCACACGTTCGGTATAGGACTTGGTAGGATCTTACAGGATGGTGTAGAATATCCCTTGTCGGGTTTCTACTTCTCCTTAGTCAAGTCAGAATTTAGGGCTGCTAACCCACCGACAAGCCAATAGTAGTCCCCTTGAGTTAGATTTGCAAGCCCTGACACGTTGTGAAACGCTCAGGGCTTTTTTTTATCTATAGTAGGGACAAAACAAAACAAAAATAATTAGTTTTGCCTCCTAAAAACTTCTTGCAGTTGGTAATCATATTAGGTAGATTAGTCTACTCAAGGAGATTACTTATGAAGCAATCAGAACAAATAAACGAACTTGCAGCGGCACTCGCCAAGGCTCAATCAGTCATGCCAAAGGCTAAGATGTCTGGCATCAATAGTCGGTTCGCTGACAAGGCAACTGGCAAAACTGGCGCTTACGCCACCCTTGATGATATCCGTGATGCGGTTAAAGAAACTCTCACTGCGAACGGCATCAGCTATACCCAACACCCTTATTCTATTAACGGAGAAGTAGGCGTAGAGACTATGCTTATCCACTCTAGCGGTCAGTGGATGCGCTCACGATTTGGCGTTCCATCTTCTAAGCATGACCCACAAGCATACGGATCACTGCTGACTTACGTTCGCAAATTTGCCCTAGCGGCTGCTGCTGGAGTAAGTACGCAGGAAGACACTGACGCTGACGAAGTGTCGCATGAGTCGCCATCTCCTACGATCAGCGCCGAACAAGTGGGTAAAATCCAGAATCTTTTGGCAGCTAAAAGCATTGATGAAAAGCGAATCCTCAAGTGGAAAAACATCAAGAACCTCACTGAGCTTCGCGTGACAGACTACGATACTGCCTGTGAAATTATAGCGAACTTACAATGACCGACCAGATAAAGTGCCGAGCTTGCTCAGAGAGAAGAGCATCATTAGACACCATGTGTAAGAACTGTCTAAGGCTCTATCGTTTACTTAACAGCTTATGGAAACCAAATGAGAATATCTATGGCAGTACAGGGTACGACCGATTGGCTCATCCAACGCATTGGTGTCGTGACAGCGAGTAACTTCTCTAAGGTATTTACTACCGCAGGGAAACTGTCTACTAGCCGTGACGGACTAATCAATCAATTGATTGCCGAGAACCTGCTACAGAAGCCGACAGAGACGTTTAAGTCGGACGCGATGCAAAGAGGTAACGACTTGGAGCCAGAGGCTAGAGCGTTAGCAGAATTGATGCTAGGGGTAGACATAGAAGAAACTGGTCTGATTAAGATGGACGACCATGAGATAGGCTGCTCAGTTGACGGCCTGTTCAATGACACAGGCATCGAGATCAAATGTCCTAACGCTAGTACTCACGTTGCATACTTGCGTAAGGGTAAGTTGCCAACAATTTATACACAGCAAGTCCAAGGAACTATGCTCGTTTTGGACTTATCCGAATACTGGTTTCTCTCATACCATCCTGACTTAGAGCCACTTCTAATAAAGGTAAAGAGAGACGACAAACTGTTAAAACTGGCAGAGCCTTTACTAATAGAGACTGCTGAAATTATAAAATCCGAAACCAAGAGGTTGTTATGAGTCAATTCAAAACGCTAACAAGCATCAATAAATCCACTTACGATGATTCCTACTACGGTCAGATAACGCCTGACGCTTTGCGCGAGCTTGTTGCAGCGTTAGATACTAATCAGGTATCCCTAAATAAAAACGGTAATATTTCTCTTAAGGTGTATGTAAATAAGCCAGAAGGAGGAGGCAGCTCTTATTTTTCTGTTAAGTGGATGCCGCCACGAGACGCTGCTCCTGCTCCAGTTGCTCAGGCCGCTCCGTCTGCTGAAGTAGACTTTGACGACGACCTGCCATTCTGATGTACAAGTTTAACTTCGGCAAATCACTGAAGATCGCTCAGGAGATCAACGGCATTAAGTCTGTTGATCTTGCGCAGCGATTTGATGTGCGAAAGCAGCATATCTCGCGATGGAGGCATATGGAAGACGCGCCTCTGTCGCTAGTCTGCAAAGTGGCGACTGAATTAGAACTCAGCCCTATAGAGTTCTTGCGACTAGGAGTCAACAATGCAGACATTTGACGATCTTGAGTCAGCGTTAGAGGAAGCCAAATACTGCGCTGAAACAGAGCGTTTCAAATACTATGTATTTCAAAGAGACAATAGATATGTGGTGCGTAAGAAACATAACTCTATACGCTTCCAGACTACGCATATCGAAGTTGGATTTAAATACGCTACGCTGGGTAGACCGCCTGATGTTTAATAACCAAAAACGCCCAAGGCATTACGCTGCTGAGATCCTTGATCTTAAGACAGTAGAAGAGCGAAGGGCTGCTCTAAAAGAAGTTCCTACAGAGCAACGTGAACGAGTTGAACTATATGTCAGAAACGAATTCGAGCGCAGGAAATACTCTCGCAGAGCTTGAGAAGATCACCAGACAATACTCTGAGGCTGAAGCCAACAGAATGTATCTTATGGAGTTCAGAAAGTCCAAAAAGGCTATACTTATGGCAGAGGCAGAAAGGACTAACCCTTCTATGCCAATAGCTAAACAAGAGCGTTACGCCTATTCGCATCCTGAGTACCTACAATTGCTTGAAGGTCTTAAGGTAGCAATAGAACAAGCAGTAATGCTTAAACATAAGATACAAGTATTTAACATGAGGTTTGAGCAATGGCGATCAACTCAGGCAACGACAAGAGCGGAAATGAATCTAAGATAACCTGGACTAAACCCAGAGATATTAGACAGCTCGAAAAGATTGTACCAGTGACAAAGCGTCAGTTCTCACTAGAACTGTTGTCTATGCGATTTAATCAGTTTGATGATGAGACACAAAGACGAGCGCTGAAGGTTATGGACGCGCTAAGGACAGGTTACTTTTGCCGACTCTAGCTCAGGTAAGAAAGAAATGCTTAGTGGCTATCCAGTTGTTAGCTAGGATATCTGCTGCTGACGAATACGGTTATGTAGAGTGCGTCAGTTGCGGAGTGGTTAAGCATTATCGGGATGGGATGCATGGCGGTCACTACATTGCAAAGGGCAAAGGAGGTACTCACCATCTCGCGTTAGAGATAGAGAACGTCCATCCCCAGTGCGCAGGATGCAATCTACAGATGGGTAAGGGCGCAGGGACAGTAGCTCATAACTACCAGAAGTTCATGTATGACTACTATGGGAAAGACTATGTAGACGATATGGTCAGCCGTCCTAATGTCGTCAAGAAGATATCTCTGCCAGAGTACGAAGACATATTGTCCCACCTTCAACAGCAAATTAAATACCACGAGCAAAGGATAATTATTTAATGCAAGTAATTCTAACTCAAGACGAATTAGACCAATGTAAACACGCAGCATCAAATAGAAGCAATTACGCCAGATCTAGCAAAATCAAAAACCAAAGAGTAGATCAGTCTAAGTCGGATAAGGATGTTGATTATATAGGCATGGTCGGAGAACTGGCTGTAGCAAAGGCATTAGGTCTTGACATGGACTTTGAAAAGGTAGGCGTAGACTATGGGATTGATTTTATTTATAACAACTACACTGTAGATGTCAAAACTAGGTCTTATCCCAATAATGACCTAGTGTTTAAACGTCAATCAGCATTCAAGGCTGAAGTTGCAATACTAGCGCAATTTAAAAAAGAGAACTGCGTTAATATTTTAGGCTGCATGAGTCGGGAACGATTTGTAAAATACGCAAAACCAACACACTACGACTGCCTTAGCGCATCCGCGAAGTATATACAGCCCATAGAGAAACTCATTAATAACACAAAGGTGACTAATGAAATCGACTGACTATCAGGTAGCTGGCGATCACTACAAGAAGCTAAAGATTCAACCCATAGAATACATTATGGCGAATCAGCTACCGTTCGCAGAGGGCTGTATAGTGAAGTACGCTACTCGATGGAGAGATAAGGGCGGGATTGAGGATTTACGCAAGATTAAGCAATTCTGCGATTTTATCATCGAATCTGAGATAGAAAAGTCTAAGAAGGTTACTCTGTAGGATACCTGTTGGTAATAAGCATCTCAGTCAGCTCTACTGCTCTGTACCCGACCTGCTTCGCCCACTTGGAGTCTAGGAAATGATCAGCAGCTAGGCTGAATTCTCCACGCTCCATGCAAGACAGAGCCTTGACGAACTTACGCAGCCGAGTCAATCCAAGGTTGAAGCAAAGCATTAACATGACTTCCTGACGAACCCGACTCAGTTGTGAGTACCAAGGGAAGCAATTAATCAGCTCTTTATCGCAACGCATAATATCGTTGTTCAATAGATACATGATCTCTTCGTCAGATAAACCCAGATCATCAAGGTTTCTGCCGACTCCAATGGAGACTACGCCGACAGAATCCTCATATGCTTTCTTCTGGTAGCCCTCACGCTTGATGAGTAGCTTTTCTAGTCTAGTCATTAGGATCGTTTAAATATTCCCACGGTATTAAAGAGAGTAATAACGCTAGAAACGATATCGTGAGCAACAGGCTGCAACTTATCAAACTCAGCGTCAATATCATCAGCTTTTTCAATAGCCGCCTTAAGCATGAGATCAAAAGCAGCGAGCTTTTCTTTACCAGCTCCATCATCAGGGATAGTCTCCTCTATCAATTTGACGATCTCTACTACCATTGACCAGAGACGTTTAACCCAACCTAAGTATTCAAATAAACTCATATCTTACACTCCACAGTTAATAAGATGGCCTCAATGCCATAGATGTTTGGTACGACTTCAACCCAGTGAGGGTTCACGATTACAGGCTTAACGCCGAGACTACACCCCGACCTTTTCAGATGTTGATAGTGTGAGCAGCCAGTTGACCAAAGCAAGAACCCCAACAGCCACAGAATCAACGGTAGTCTCGTCCACTGGTATCGCATACCCAAATGCCTCCGCAGCCTGTATAGCCGCCCAGATCGCCCCTGTGAGCGCTGTAGCGGTTATCTGACGACTCTTCCACTTAGCTGGGTCAGCAACTGCCTTACCCTTCTGTAGCGCCTTAAACGCCGTTCTAATCTTCTTCATCATCGTATTCGTCCTCTAGCAGATTATAAGCCAGAGAGGTCTTGTATATCTCCATCAGACCTATAAGGCTAACCTGATTCACCCCTTTTTCTACATACTCCTCGACCCACTCACCGAGCTTATCCATCGCTTCCTCGGTCAATCTGTCGCTTATCTTGTCTGGGAAAGGGATGGTTTCCATAGTTATCCTAAGAATCTAAACGCTGCGCCAATCGCGGCAGCTACGACTAGCCATACAATACGCTCGGCTGACTTACCTTTTATCACGCTTTCGGATAGGCGATCTACCTTATCATCGAGACCGTTTACCTTAGACTCAATGGAAGACTGACGATTAAACACAGTCACTAACTGCTCCTCAACACGCGCTAAAGAGATAACCGCCTCCTGTAGCTTGTCAATTTTAGCTTCTACTCGGTGTAATCGGTCTTCCATCTTCATGCCTATAGCGTCAGGTCAGGGACTTTGCGAGAAGCCCTGATTTGGTAAACGTGACGAAGCGCCTCTCCTCCATCACGATGAAAAGTAATCTGTGTCATTACGCTAGATGCGGAATAGCCGTGACTTGCATGGTAAGAGTCTGGAAAAGCTAACGTCCCGAAGGATTCCACAAATACACCATTATCCGTCTCTATCGCGTTCTGATGATGGATATGTCCTACTAGCCATTTTCGGTAATTAGTAGACGACCATTGATCCGGTAACATCCTTGGCAAAATAGCTGCTAGCTTAGGCGCTTTAACTTTATCGCCGTGATGTACAGCAATCAAAGTAGCCCCAAACTGAAGTGTGTGGAAGAATCCGTGAGGGTCTAGGATCGTTACCCTTGGTTCTTTTGCGTAGTAAAACTTCAGTATAAGAGCAAGAGCGATAGCTGTATCCGAGTCGTGATTACCACGAGCCATTATCACGCTGACGTTTTTATGCTTAGATAGCATTTTCTCTATCGCAAATATAAACGTCTGAGCCGCAGTCTCAAGAACAACTTCAATGCGCGTGTCTACATCTAGTCTAGTGCCGCCAAAAGTAGTACCTGCTGATCCGTTAGCGTGAATAAAATCGCCCACGTTTACTAACAGAGAATGCTCAGAAGCACTAGATACGCTGACCAGATAGTCTATAGCCTCAAGATGAGACTTGGCCGCTATCTTGGTATCGTAATCCTGCTCTTTAGTTTCACGAGAGTCAGCCCTCATACCGAAATGTGCGTCACCTATGATAATGCTAGGTAATAAATCTGTCGCAAACTTCTCAGTCTTTGGCTTGGCTTTAGGCTTGTACTTGGGAAGACCTTTAACCAGGCCGTCAACAAAACCTTGCAGAGCTTTGTCTCGCGCTGCCTCGGTCATAGTACGCTTAGTCTTCAGCCACGCCTTGTTACCTTCATCATCTGAGGTGTAGATAGAACGACCGATGACCACTTCGCCTTCAGGAACGTGTCGAGTCGCATCCCAGTTGTTTGAGTAACCCGCACTGGCGGCATAGTTTTTAACCGCACCAATGTGGTCGCGCAGGGTAGACGGAGAAATACCCAAAACCCCCGCCGCTTGAGCAACCACTTCTCCGCAGTCTTGCCACGCTTTTATTGCTTCGCGTTGGCGTTCTGTCTTTGCGTAATCAATTAAAGATACCAATAGCTGTTTTCCTTAAGGTTTACGGCTTTTCAGCAGGAAGCCATTTCAGCATTGGGCATGAAGCTGAAGGAATACGAATCTTGGCTGGCATAAAGCAAGCGCACTTTTTGCAGGTCTTTATAATCGTAAGCTCTGGGCATGATTTACAGATAGCGATTCGTTTTGCCACTTGTGGGTTTTTGTCAGACATTAACTTTCTCACCTTGAATAACATTCTTCTGGCTCTTATCAGTGAAGCATTGATAACGCTGCTTCACATCTAAGCTATTGGCATAGTACGACTCAATCCGGTTTTCTATGTTGTCCTGCCACGGAAATACTAAGCCGCTTTTGTCAGAATTAACTAAGCAGCTCAGGACAGACTGTGCCTTAGCCACTGATTCCTTGTGCGCCAGAAACAAGAAGCGTGATATGGGATAATAAGCGCCTACCAACTCATTAAAGAAGTTGGAGACATTAACAACCTTCTTGCCAAGCGCGGTAGCTGATAACGAGAACTCTGACGCAGAGGTTGTATATACAATGTCAGCATCTAATAGCATCTTGTGACCACTTGCCATTTTGTCAGCCATGCGGTTCCAACCAAACCTTGTACCTAGAAAACCTAAAGCCTCATCATTAGTCAGTGGGTGAGGCTTGATAACTACATCTTGGTCTTCATGTACAAGCCGAGTTATTAGCTCCACAGATGAAACATCTAGCATATTATGACCGGGAATAAACACGACCTTTTTAGCGCCACTGTGAGTATGCTCTACACTTTTTAAGTTGTACTTATCCGTTAGACAAGCTGCCAAATCATCCAGTTTAATTGTCTCGTCAGCGTTAATTAGTAAGCTGTTAATACGACAATTCATCTCCCTAGACTGCGTGGCTATCCATGCCCCTGATAATAGCTCAGTGTAGGTGTATTCAGTAAAACGTGTGGTCTGTATTTGCCCAACATCATAAGTGATAGGGTAAGGGCTATGCTTACGAATAATACCCTCAATGCTTTCAGCCCAAGAATTGCGAGCAGATCGCACCAAGGAGCCTATTTTAGACTCCTGAATGTTTTGGTCAGCCATTCGTTCGTGGGCTAATCTCATCCGTTAATTACATCCGTAAAATTAACCAAATAAGGGTCATCAACATTAGTAACATCAGCAAGTCGCTGCATCAAAGCATCAAGATCAGCTATAGGCTCCGTGACAGTGATTCCCATGCGAGTCTCTCGTAGATTTCTTTGTATACGCCACTCAGTCATAGCCATGTAGTGATCTCTCAGTTGGCGAATAGATTTCCATTTATTCTCCATGCGAAGGTTTTTAATCTGGTCACTAGTTATCTCTTCTGAGCTATAAGTTCGTACCCACTTCCCGCCATCAAATTCAGCGCCATTTACAATCACTCTGTGCGTTTTGGAAGGAGCAGGAGGAGTAACTGATGTCGGATGCAGCAGAGCATATCCATGAGCGGCTAAATTGGCATCAGTTAATTCAGCTAAAGTTACATGAGATAAATCAGCCCTGACCTGCTCTTCCGTAAATGGATATTCGCTAGGCTGACCTTCTGCGTTGAGCTTTAAATAAAGCATAAGTCTTAACCTGTGTAGTTGGATGTTGAGAAAGTGGTTGTGCGGCTAGTCAAAACACTGGTATTCGTAGAGCGTGACGTAGCAAACGTAGTGGTGTTGCTTGTGTTATAAGTTGTCGTTGTAGCGTTACTTGTTGTTCTAGCAGTCAACCTAGAGGTGTTCTGCGGAACATCAGTATTGAAGGTCGTTGTATAAGTCGTAGTATGACTTGTAGTCCTATCAAATCCCGCAGCAGTTTGAGTGCTGTAAGTTGTCGTAATCGTGGTTGCGTGACTAGTGCTGCGAACAAACGATGCCGCAACCTCAGTGCTGAAGGTCGTGGTAATGTCAGTGACATTGCTAGTGCTACGAACAAATGCAGCAGCAGTTTGAGTGCTGTAAGTTGTTGTCCTGCTTGTAACATGAGACGTTGTTCTGTTGTATCCTGCGGCAGTCTGTGTGCTGTAGCTAGTTGTTTTGCTAGTTGTGTGACTTGTGTTCTGGCTGTATGCCGCGCTGACTAATGTGCTATAGGTTGTCGTGATAGTGCTAGTGTATGCCGTGCTATTTGAAGTGGTCTTAGACGTAACATGGCTAGTGTTTCGATAAACAGCAGGAACAGTTGTATTGTAAGTTGTTGTGTAGCTTGTTGAATTGCTAGTGCTGCTCGTACAGGTAGACGAAGAGCATGATTGAATAGACTCATAACCGCTGCCGCCAGGAGTCGGAATACAGCCGCCGCAGCCGCCTGGTGATTTAGTTCCCGAACAACCGCTAAAGACAGGACTAAACCCTGCTTCTGAGCCGCAACCTGAGTCTGTAAAATATCTATAAGCAGTGCCGGTAAAACTTGTGTTGAATGTCGTAGTTCTAGTCGTCGCGTTAGACGTAGAAACTGTGGAAGCAGCAGTTACCAATGTTGAATACGTTGTTGTGTAATATGTTAAATATGACGTAATGCGAGAGGCCGCTACTCCTGTCGGGTTGCTTGTTGACCTATACACAGCAGGATAGGTTGTCGCGTAAGTTGTAGTGTAGGACGTAACATGACTTGTTGCCCTGTACGTCGGAGGCACATAGGTAGAATAACTTGTTGTGAAATTCGTTACATTAGAAGTATTCGCGTAAGTAGCAGGGACTGTCGTGTTATACGTTGTCGTTATTTGTGTGATACGACTTGTATTTTGATTAACCGCAGGGACAGTAGTATTGTAAGTTGTTGTGATAGTCGTAACACGCGAAGTGTTGGCGTATGTCGCGGGTACGGCAGTCAGATAACTGGTCACACGGCTAGTTGAGTTGCTTGTGCTAGTCGGGACAAGAGTTGAGAACGTAGTCGTTACATTTGTCGCATAGCTTGTTGTAGTGGCGTTAGATGTCGCAAAGGTAGTAACACGATTAGTGTTGTAGCTAGTGTTTGTGGCTCTAAGAGTATTAAACGAAGTCACCCAACTCGTATCAAAAGTTGTAAGAAAGTCACCTCCTGCCAATAAATTGCGACTCATTAAACACTTCTCCAGACCTGTATACCTGCGTAAGAAGTAGCATTGTCATAAGTTTCAAGAACGATGATCGTATCACCGGAAGCAGGTAGAACAGGCGCGGCATTCCTATTAAATGTCGTACCGGAAGGCCATGTAATTGTGTAAGCCCCTGCGTTCGTGAGATACAAGGTCACTGTATTCACTGACCCGCTAGTAATGCCGCTAATCGTAAATGTAGTGGCTGCGGCTATCGTCGCAGTGACGTTAGTTCCATCAGCTAAATCAATGTCAGTAGTGCCGCTGACACTGCCTAGCGCATTGATGGTGCGGTCATCAGAGTAATTTAGCTGATCCTGAATTGCGGAGGTAACGCCGTCAATATAATTTAGTTCTACTGCCGTGGCTGTAAGCCCCAGATTCGTTAACGCCCCAGAAGCAGTAGACGAGCCTGTGCCGCCATTAGCTACCGCGACAGTCCCTGTTAGAGAGCCGCTAGGCAAACTTGTAGCATTAGTGAGAACTACAGCCGAGGGAGTCCCTAAGTCGTCCCCCGCCTCCAGCTTGTCAGTATTGAGGTTGGTGAAATTAGCATCAACCTCTGTATTTGTTAGAGGCGAGCCTTTACCCGCCCTTGTGGTAATTGTAGCCATGCTCGCCTCATTTCAAATATTAAGATGCTGACAGTGTAATTGTCCAAGTAATGCTTAACGTATCGTTAGCAGCCTTGTTGACGACAGAGAACACGGTGCGAGCAAGCATAGTTCCGGCTGAAGAATCATTAAAGATACCCGCTTCCGTGATAGCGCCACTGCCATCACCAGCCGCCCAAGACGAGACATAGGCAATTTCATTACCTGTGACGGTCGTAGAAGTAATAGCGTTGCGGTCTAGCTCTGTTGCTAACGTAGTATCACCAGCAGCGGCAGCAGTTGTACCTGTTCCGATACTCATGTACGACATAGCGCCAGCAGTGGTATCTTTCATTCGTGAAGCAATAAACCCTAACCCAGAAGTTACAACTAGGTTATTGATATCCCTAGAATCTTTGATGTTGCCGTCTAAATCTTTCAGAACTACAGAAAGACGACCTGTAGCTTTAATTTCGCTGTTAATCATAATAAATCCCTAAAAAGTACGTTTTTCACCAACATAATCGTTAGCAAAGTACAGGTTGTTGTCAATATAGTCCTGACTTAATAGAAAGCCAGAATCCTCTACGCCAAGTATATCAGATTTCACTTTTCCAACCAATGAGACCAAATTGTCTTGAGTAGTCGTGCCATCCCCGATCTGCCTGTCATATTCAGCACTGATGCTTACAGAGTCATACGCAGACAGCGCATCTACCTGTGGTCTGGCGTACTGTAAAAAGACATTTACAGAATCGGTGATAGATCCAGCGTCAGCAAAACCTCTAGTGAAAGCAGCTTCCAATTCCGCAGAGTCGCTAATTCCTGCAAAATCAATCAGTCGCTTTTGGAATTGCAGGGTTTGATCATCATCGAGCGTAGCTTCTGCGCCAATGTCATCGGTCGCATACACCGCATCATTCAGACCCTTGGTAATTGCAAACGCTTGCGTGTCCGTTGTGATAGTTGTTTCTTGCGGCTGCTTCCCAAAGGTCAGCGCGTTAGCGTCAGTCACCGCTCCAGAATCTGAGGCCGATTGCTCTCTCAACAGCAAGGCTGTGAGCGAGTCAGTCATACTGACTACATCAAACAAGGTCTTAGCTAGGCTTAACCCAATTTGCTCACTAGCTATAGGCGTATCGGTAATGGCTTTGGCTACCGCAAATGCTTGCGTATCAATCGTGCCAACTACGTCTTCAGGGTTCTTCCCTGCAAGCAAGACATTGGTATCTGTCAACACACCGGAGTCTGAAGCCGCTTGCTCTCGCGTCAACAGCTCGGACAATGTGTCTGACATAGCAACAGAGTCCACTAGCACTTTAGTCAAATTGACACCTAAAGTATCAATCGCCACCGGAGCGTCATTAAACAATTTACCTACGACAAACAACTGTTCGTCGATAGCACTAGCTGAATCTGTAGCGCCTTTACCGAGTAACAATACTTGTTGATCTAAGATCGAGCTTGCATCAGTAGCGGATTGAAGAGTAGACAACAACGCTTCTACAGAGTCTGTCATAGCCACGGTATCGGCAAACGACTTTGCAAGTGATAATCCAGCCACATCAGAAGCTATGGAATAATCAGACAGCGTTTTACCAGCATCGAACGAAAGCAGTTCGTTCAATGAAACTGTGTCAGCAGGATTGCGCCCAATACCAAAAAAGGCATTATCGGTCATGCTAAAGGTGTCTTCTGCTATCTTACCTGTTGATATAGCCGACTCATCATTAGCAGCGAACAAGTCTACAGCAGGTTTAGATACATCAAAAGATGTGCTGTCCGTCACGCCAGCAAGATCGTTTAAGCCCTTAGCTATTGCAAAGTTTGCTTGGTCAGTTGTCCCGACAGAATCAGCGGCAAGTTTGTTGAGGATAAAGCTAAGCAAGTCAGTAGCTGTCGCCGTATGAATCAAGTTCATTCCTTGACCAATAAACGAACCTAAGACTACTTCGGCAACAATACGCAGTCGCTGAGAGGTAGCCTGTAAGCGCAGCCTCTGAGATAACAGTTTGCTAATATGCATCTTAGCCATTAATAATCTTCTCTTACCACGAATTGCAGCTCTTCATATACTGTCTCGACAGTGCCATCAGTAAATGTGACCTGAATCTCTGCCACATAATCCCCTGCGGTAATGGCTAATGCAGCCGCATTAAACTGAAACACAGCTATTCCAGCCTCAAGATCATTAGAACTGAAAGAAGAGGAATTAATGTCAGTCAGTATGACTCCGGTATTCTTTTTCTTAAATCTTAATGTTGGAGTCGCTCCAGTTAAATCTACAGGCAAGCCTGTGTCATCCCTGGTTATTTCAACCTTAAGCTGAGTGCCATTGTCCGATTGAACTAAGTACAAAGTGTCCATAGATTACCCACATAAATATATACAAGCGATAGTTTTGGTTTCGCTGGATGAGAATGTAGCGCTCTCACGAGCCTTAGCCACGGTATATGAGCGTATTATATCATCTCCCTGCTTCATGCCTTTCCCAACTATAGAACTGGTGACGATCAGGTCTCCTTGCTCAATGTCGCCGCTTTCTCCGCAGACGTTAATCATGCCTTCACCGACCGCATTGATATAGACAGTTTTCTTCCCAGCCATAGTGTCTGTGTATTCAGCTTTGGTCTGATATACAGGAGTGACAACCTCAATTTCAGAAAGTACCGTTATATCTTCTTGCAGTGTAGGTGAGACGTAATCTGATTCAGCGGCATAGCTAAACACGCCAATTGCAGTCTTTTGATTAGGAGCGCTCGACAAAGATACCTCAGTTAATACTGTAGACACTCCCAAGGAAGCTATTACAGATACATCTACCATGATGTCTCCTGCCTCCAAGCTCACGGTATCACTGACAATAGCCTCGTGACTTCCGGTGAATGGCAGGTAAGAGCCGCCGACATAAATGCTTGATGCGGTTTCAAGTCCGTAGCTTGCATTGGCGAGAGTGACGTTCGTACTCCCTGTTCTAACAAAGTACCCACCCGCACCTGACCCGTTACCTAAAACACCTGCTGTAGTCCATGTTCCCCCAGAGATGCTCGCATTACCATATCCTGTCGCGCCAACAGACCCGCCGAACAAACCACCATTTGACCCTGCGGCTAGAGCTGCGGCTGAACTTCCTGTACCAAAAGCCCCCACCCCTGTGACACCCGCTACACTAGCTCCTGCTCCTATGCCCCAAGTAGTGCTGCCAGAACTCAGAGAAGTGCCATATTGTAGCTTTGACGCAGTAATGGTACTGGCGTTAATACGATCAGCGTTGATGAATCCCGCTGTAAGCTGATTGGCATTTAAGACCCCGATATTTGCGGTCTTTATATAAACCCCCGCAGGTTTTGTCGTACCGTCAGCTAACGTGGTGGCGGTTGTAAGTACCTCAAAAGGGGTAGACGTTTGAGCGGCATTAGTGATTTTGAACGCATCAACATTGACAGAGAATGTTGAAGTTGGCGTGGCATTATTCGCCGTAGAGATAAGACCGTAACCAGAGATGTGACCATTATTGTCTATCTTTACTGTGTACTTCGCCTCTACGCCGTTGATACTGCTTGCGTTAGTGGTGATGCTAGTCGTGTTACCGTTTACAGTCGTTGTCAGCGTAGTAATATCAGATGCGATTGAAGTTATATTGCCTTCAGCAGTCGTTACACGAGTAGTTAACCCGCCTACAGCAGTAGCCGTAGCTGATACTCCTGTGGTCGGATTAAAGACACTGTTTTCTAAAGTAGTAATGTCAGTAGATTGAGAAGTTATCGTTCCCTCAGCAGTCGTTACACGAGTATCTAAACCTCCTACAGCGGTAGCTGTAGCTGCCACTCCGGTGGTCGCATTATTTACAGTGGTTTCTAAAGTAGTAATGTCACTGGCTTGCGAAGTAATCGTACCTTCTGCCGATGTCACTCTAGTCGTTAGCCCCCCGACAGCGATAGCTGTAGCTGTCACGCCGATGGTAGGATTAAAGACAGTGGTTTCTAGCGTTGTGATGTCAGTAGATTGAGAAGTTATCGTGCCTTCTGCCGTTGTGATGCGAGTATCTAAGCCACCAACCGCTGTAGCCGTAGCTGATACTCCTGTGGTCGGATCGTTAACTGTGTTTTCAAGTGTTGTTACGTCGCTTGATACAGAAGTCAGAGTTCCTTCAGCAGAAGTGATGCGTGTATCTAATCCACCGACTGCTGTTACTGTTGCGGTTAATCCTGTCGTCGGATCGTTAACTGTGTTTTCTAGCGTAGTAATATCACTAGCTTGACTTGTGATACTCCCTTCTGCTGATGTTACGCGAGTGTCTAAGCCGCCCACTGCTGTGGCGTTTGCAGTAATATTTCCTTCTGCTGTTGTTAAATTGCTTTCCAGAGTCGTAATGTCACTAGACTGAGAAGTAATTGTACCCTCGGCGCTAGTCACTCGTGTATCTAAGCCACTAATAGCTGTCGCGTTCCCTGAAACTGTCCCATCCAAGCTAGTTAAATCAGATTCCAAAGACGTAATACTAGAGGCTTGAGTGGTGATTGTCCCTTCAGCCGTAGTTACTCGCGTGTCTAAGGAGCTGAGAGCAGTAGATGTGGCAGTAATATCACCTTCAATATTGGTCGCTCTGGTTTCAAGCGCCGTTACATCAGATGCATTCGTAGCAGTCGTGCCTTGAAGAGTGGTGATATTGCTACTGTTATTACCTACCGTAGTATTCAAATTGCTAATTGAAGACGTATGACTGCTGCTTATCGTTTCTAAGCTAACAATGTCGTTTTCAGCGGCATTAATATCGGCTTGCGCTTGCGTAATATTTGATTGAGCAGTGCTGACATTAGAATTTAAATTAATGACCGAGCCTTGCAAACTACCGACATTCGTTTGCAATGTACTGATATCAGTTTCAATGCTGCCAAGGTCAGCGGTCAGGGTAGTAGCTGACGCATTTGCAGAAGCAGAAAACCCAGACGCATTGCCTGAGAAATCCACTGCCTTGACCCAGTAGTAATAAGTAGTCGCGGTTGCTATGTTTTGATCAACAAAATAATCCGAATTAATACTAGCAATTTTAGTTGCAGACGCTGAGACATTAGAGGTATGCCGATACACCTCAATAATCTTCAGGTCTGTCTCCGTGGGGTTTGTCCAATCCAAGCGAATATTGGAAGCCCCTGCTGTAGCAGCTAAGCTGGATGGGATAGAGGGAGCGTCTTGATCGCCATTTACCGTAAACGTAGCAGTAGTAAACTCGCCTTTCACGTTCAGCGTATTGATCGCTCTGATACGAATCGTAACGCTTGTACCCACTTCCGCATTGTAGAACTCGTACTTAGGCACACTAGTAAACAGGCTCTTAAACTCTGTGTCAGCCTCAGAGGTCAGCTTGTACTGTATCTCGTACTGATTAACCAGACGGTCGTATGATGTGTCCCACTCGATCAAACCAGTAGGTATAACTGTACCGTCAGAACTTAGCGTAGTGGTCTCAGTAACCGTGATGTTAGATACCACGCCAACCGTAAACGGATCAGGCAGACTCGTATCTGGATACGCAGTCTGTTCTGTGCCTTCTTCCCATGTGTAGACTGTGGAGTCGTACTCAAGCAATGCCAGGGCTACTGTTCCGTCATCATTGAGTTGCATACCAATGACCTGGAACGGCTTTGCTACCCAGCCTAAAGTAGAGTGAGTAACAGATACTACGTCTGTTACCTCAAGCTGCAACGCCTCTGAAGTTGTAGTTAGGGCGCAGGTTATTGCGTTTCTGGAACGCAGCAAGATAACCCTAGCCAGGTCTCTAGCCTGGTAGTAGTTAGTTATAGTGTCTAGATCAATCTCTTCATGCAGCAGAACACCGCCATCCTCAGCAAGATAAGCTGTTTCCTCGGCAGAGTCAGCAGGAGGCCATATCGCAGTGTCAGGTTGCCAGTTGGCATCAGGATTAGGGAATTTAACCGTAACGCGATTAAACTTCTCGTCCTTGCTTTCGCCCTGGATCTCAATCCCGCCAATGATCGTGTCATTAGTAAACGTGAATTCACTGCTACGCGAACCGTCAATCTTAAGTCGATACTTACCCTGAGAGTAAGGAAGAAAGCCACGGCATCCTAAAAGCAAAGTACCAAGGTTATCAAAGAGCGTTTTAGAAGTGTCTAAGACTACGTTGCAGGTGAATAGCTTCCCAGAGCCGCCACCATCGTACAGAGTAACTGACTCATCGCAATCGTTAGCAGCGGCAGCTATTGCCACATCGTCAATGGCGCTAACTGGTAATCCCTTTCCGTATCGAGTGTTGGTGAGATAGTCACGAATACACAGAGCAGGGTTGTCAGACCAAGCAGTAGTAGCTGTTCGCGGGTCATATACCTTTTTACCTTTAACGACAGCAGTAATATCGGGGATGCCTGAGAATGCCTCTTCGTCCCACTTTAGCCTGACCCCAATAAAAGCCACGCCTCTAAGTCTATGCTCTGCCGTCCAGAACTCGTTTGCCTCTCTAAGCAACGCTGTATCAGGCATGGTTTGATCATCGCCGCCGAGATACACATCGATGCCTACCAAGCCTGAATACTTAGGGTCAGTAATAGGAAGATCATCAATGATAAAATCCGTGATGCTTTCTACTTCGCCCTCAGCCATAACCAATGCGATGTAAAGATACTCATTCGTTGGAGTAGGGCTAACATCATCATAGCTATCAGTGTCAGGATGGTAGCCAGCATACCAGCTTGTAGAGCCGCCTACGGTCTTGTATGTACCGTCAGTAGATACGAATACACGAACACCGCCGACCCTGCGCTCGCCATAGATAACAGGGATCTGCTCGATGTTACTTTCTTTGTTGACCAGTACACCGCGCTGCTCATCATTCGCCTTCTTGGCTGCTTTCTGAGCCTTGCGAGCTTGTACATAAGATACCGCGCCACTTGCAACAGCAAAGATTGCAGCTAAAATAGGCCACATTATGATTTACCCCACTTAATTTCTTTATTTGTCTCTGAGGCAAACTCAAAACCTTTATCTCCAGAGAAATAAAGCTGTTGCGTATTATTATTTGTTTTCCTTCCGTTACGAAGTTGGAAATCCTTCCAGTGACTTGCGATTTCTACAGAAACAGCGCTGTCATTTTGGCTATCTACGATAGAGTAAGATGTAATCCTGCCATCAAAAACTAATATTGGAGAACCAATAACGGTGTCAGAATTTGTTAATACTGCTTTCCATATTCTAGTTCTAACGTCAATGTAATCATTAGTTAAGAATAGAGATACAAACGTCTGGCTAACACCTGAGAATCTAAGCGTAGAAGAGTTAACCTGAAGCTCTGAACTTTCGGTAAATTGATCAATCTCTAGTAAATCAGAGCTGCTATCAAAAGTAGTACTAAGAGCCACAACATCACGCGCCCAATTAGTAATCTTGATTGGCGTGTCAAAATCCATCTGTACTAAATTGGCAATATTGAGATTATCGCTATTCAGCGCAGTAATCGTTGCCGAATCTATCTCTCTGCTCATATTGCCTCAATAAAGTCTACTTCGTAGCTATAGGATAGGTCGGTAGCAATACCGTATTCTTGGACATCATTGTTAAGGCGTACAGTAAACGGTACGTCATCATGCGTAATCGCCTCATTATCAGAGACTGCCGCTACTAAGGCAGGTTGAAAGGCTAGAGTCCCAGAGCCTGTTAGATCAGCGGTAGCCATGTAGACTTTGACATGATTGGCGAACTTAAACACATCACCCGCCTTTATCGTGCCTGTGAAGCCGTCTACGGCAATTGACGTATCACCTATACTACCAGAAGCAGCAGCAGAGATCGTTCCTGAGACGCTCCCAGAGGAGCTAGAAACCTCCGGTAAAACGATAGTGAAGGTCTCAGCCATTCCTCGTTGCGCCATAAGGAACCCCATGACAGGAGAGAACTCAGTCCTGGTCATAGGAGGATAAGCAGCCGTAAACGTAAACCGCTGACCGCCGATGTTCCTTACCTGAGTGCGACCAGAGATTGTCTGGCTGCTCAGATTAAAGAACTCGCTGCGGAAGTTTGCAGATGTGAAAACAGGACTTGTCGGGTAAGTTCCACTCATACTATTGACGCTCGGCCTCTATTGTTTACGGCCTGGTTGATTATACTGACTAATTGACCTCGGCGCTTGTACAGCAGCTCATCGAAGCCTTTGGTGTCCACTGCGTTTATATTGACAGTGACGTTCATTCCAGAGCCTTGACCCTTAGTATGATCAATAACGGTTTCGTTTGGATGCAATATGGCAGCAAATCCACCCTTACCGTCTACGCCTCCAGTGCGAGAACCCATGCCAGTAAAGCCGCCGCCTTCAAACGAGCCTAAAGTCTGACCAGCGATTGCTGCGACACTTGCGTAACCCATTGCTCTGATTACGCCAGACATTGCAACGCCACCTGCTCCAAATGTCGCTAGAGCCTGAGCGGCGGCTTGCTCTGTAGATACAATTGCATTAGCCATTGCCACACCTTGGTTTACAAGGAATGCAGCTTTCTGCGCTTTAGATCCTTCCTCAAACGCTGACTCAAGAATAGAAGCAGATTGACCAATGAAGTTTATAGACTCCATTCTGGTCTTTCTGTCTTGTTCTGCATACTTAGCTAGGTTATCTGATCGCTGCTTAGCTAGATTGTTGATAGTCCTAGTGTATTCTTCATCACTAATAATATCGTCATCACGATACTGATTTAACTCATCTAACTGCTCGCGATATTTATTAAGGTACTGATCTCTAGCTGTTCCTGTCTTGCCTAGAATATCAGTCATGAGTTTCTCAGCATCCTCCTGCTGTTTCATAACCTCTAAGCGTTCTTGCAGAATGTCTATCTCACGCAACTGAGTAGCATTAGCGCCTTCTATTGCAGCATCACGCAAAGCAATAACTCGTGCGCTCATACCATAAGCGCCAACTTCTAAGCGCATGGTTTCAAGCGTCTTTTCAACCGCTTTTTGCTGATCAACGTAGCTTGAAGTGTTTTCGTCTAAAGCTACATCAAGATTATTTAGTAGCTCTGTAAGTCGGTCTACATTATCTTGAGCTTCAATTTGAGAGTAAGCAAACTGAACAACTTCATTGGCAAGCGTTTTGAATTTATCAGTAGCGCCAGGAAGCATAACAAGCTCTGCCAACATTTCGCTAATTGATTCAGAAGACCCATCTACACCACTAATTACCGCTTCAGAAGCTGCTTTTAATGCAACAGCTTGCTCGGTACTAATTCCCAGTTGTTTAGCATAATTTGCAAACTGAAGCTGAGCTGCTCTAGCCTGTACTGCCGCTGTATCATTCTGATTACTTACATTATCAATAACAAAGTTAAATTCGCCAGCAGCTCTACTTAACCCTTCAAACGCAACTGTAGATCCCTCTACTGCCTTAGTTAATCCAGCAGCAAGCGCGACTTCAGCAAAGTCTTTATTAGCTTTAGCGAGCTTTACAAAATCATCAGCAAGTACACTTACACCCTCATCGCTAACTGTTAGCAATGTGTCGTTTAGGTCTTTAAATATCTTTTCTAGGTTCTTGGCTTCCTGTCCAGCTTCGAATAGCTTAGGAACCATCATGGTCGCAAACAATGCGCCAATAGATATAATCGCACCAGCAACAATACCGCCAGTACCAAACACAGATGCTATTTGAGAACCCTGCTGACCTATAATAAGCCCTAAGTTCTGTCCACCTTGAAGTTGTACAGCAATATCTTGAATTTGGTAACCAAGTTGACCAGCAGCGCCACGAGCTGTACGCATACTACGGTTAGCTTCTTTGTAGTTGCCGTTGGAATTACGAGTGACTTTGTTGGCTTGTTGAGCAATCTTGTCGTATTGTTTGACTTGGGTATTTAGTCGCTTTTGCTCTGCTGTACTGTCTGCAAGCTCTTTTTGGACGGCCTGGAATAAAGCTATAGCGCCTTGGTCTTGGCCTTTAATTCCTAGGATTATGTTTTGGTCTGCCGCCATTTTTAATTCTCTCGTGTCTTATCTTAAGGAAGGTAAACCAATGAGTGAACTCCTCAGTGGTCATCTCAAAAATGGCTGACAGCGGCTGGCGCAGTTCATACGCCAACTCATACATAAGGTAAAGCTCCGTTGGCTTTCCCTGATTATCTACTAGCTTTTTTTTCGATCATCCTCTGACTCTGGGTCAGGTATTAGAACGAAGTTTGCTAGACGCTGAATAATCTCAGGATCAACTGACTTCCTGATTTTAATCTTGTCATCAATCGTAAATACAGGGTCACCCTTTTCATCGGTGAGTCCAAAGATTACGGCATAAACCATGTAATCAGTAGTATCGCTGTTCGCTCTAGAAAGCCACTTGGCTTTGTCATCCAAAGTGAGATTCTTGCTATAAAGCGTAGTCTCCCACTCTGGTACTTCTACTGTGCGAATCGCGCGAGAACTGAAATGAGTGACCGCTGCATCGATTAATTTCATATTAGGCTACTGTACCCTCTGTTAATGCTCCAGTGCCTTGGAATGATAAACTAGCTTCAACTAGTCCGTCAAATGATGAATTAATGGTACGACCAGTTACTAACACAGTTCCTGACAAACGATGGTCGCCTGTAGTGTTGCCTTCCATTTGGAATGACATAGTCACTTCAGAGCCAACCGTCAGCGCGCCTTGACCCGCCGTATCTGTGTCATCGAACATGACATCACATGAACCAGAGAAAGTCTTAAGGCTTGCCTTGTATGTACGACTAGTGTCGCCCATAGAAGTATCCTCAAGTGTGTCCATGCTTTCTTCAACGGAATAGCTCTTGATCTCAGCGATAGGATCGCTTCCAACCAATACTGTCCCGCCACTTCCGCTAAATGTCGCCATCTTCTATTTCCTCAATAATATCAATTACTTTAACAGCTTTAGGTTTCTTATGAGCGGTAGCAGGTTCATCAGACCAACCCTTTCGCTCCATGTTAGGCAGATCTTCTTCCCATATTATCTGAGTGTTGCTGCCTTTGTAGATCGTAATGCGTTTAGCCATTATACCTCCTAAACACTCGTTTCTGGGTCATTCTCAGCCACGCAGTAGGTGACTTGGACTTGCATGATGCCTACACACGCAGGTTGTTCGCCATCACCTGAAACTTCGCTGGTGAATCCGAGAATCTTAGTATCTTTAGCTAGACCGCCTAATGTAACGTCTGCGGTTATAGCCTCTTCGACCTCAAGCGCAATTTGGTCTATTGTATCATCATAGCCTGTCGTCGCCTTAACATAAGACTCAACCACTACGTTCAATGTTCGCATAACAGAGCGAGGAGGACTGATCGATTGATAGATCGTACTCTCGTCCTGAGTATATACGCAAAGGCCAGGTAATTTGTTAGAACCTAGCGGATAGACTCGGTGATTAAATATCTTAGTGCCTGTCGTAGTAAGACCAGTACACAATGTAATCACAGCATCTCGTATTTGCTTTCGCATATGAGCCATTAATCAAGCTCCAATACTAATTCGCTCATTCCGTTACCATCAGACATGATAACCTTAATTGTATATGGAACTGAGCCAATTTCTAAAGCGTCACCTTCAACAGCGCCAGAAATATCGGCTGTCTTACAAAAGAACCTGGGCTGCTGCATCGCAATACCAACGCGACCACCCGCCTCAACCTCCTCGTAGATATTATCGAAGATGCCTTTTACCGTCCGGTGAGAACTCGTAGCAGGATCAAAGATAGCATCAACACCAAAGTCGGCTAACATTGCATTTCTCTCTGCTGCGGTTTCTACTGTCACTTGGCGATTCTTCCTCGACGCTTAGGCTGCTCAATAGAGGTCTCAAGACCTACTGATCGGTCAACCTTAATCTCTGGCTCTGTAGCAGGGATAATACGTCCCATACCCAGTAGTCCATTTATATCTTCTACTACTTCTACTACATCACCTTTTTTCCGAGCTACTCGGTCGATGACGCAATTCTTTAAGACTTCGTATTTCATAAATACCTCGTAAGAAAAGGGGCGAGCCTAAACCCGCCCCTATTCAAGTCTTACTAGCCGTCGTTACCGAAGGCGAAGCTCACAGCGTGACGTACTGCTACGTCTACTGATTGCAGAGCAACTACTCGGATAGTACCAGTTGTAGACGCTGTATATGGGTCTACTACTATATCTAGTCCACCGAACATTCCAATAAGGAGGTCAGAGAAGTTGCCGAAGTAAAGGTTACCAGCAGTCGCTTGGTTAGAAACGATTGCGCGGTAGCCGTTCATAGTGCCACCTGGCTCGATGACGAACTGAGCAGTACCAGAAGCCTTCTCAGTAGTCTTCAGAGCGCCGTACATACCCGCAGGGAGGATGTAAGCAAGGTTACCCATGAGAGCGTTGTCTTCTGCAATTGCTGTCTCAAGGCCAACAACTTCCGCAAAAGTTGGGTTAGCAGCAGCGAATGCAGAGACAGTGTTCACACCAGAAGTACTCAGGATACCAGTAGGCGCTCCGCTTGTACCTGCGCCTTCCAAGCCAGCCTTATCAATAGTAAGAGCCATAGCAGAAGTGAGGTCGTTACGGATAAGAGCCTCAACGTCCAAAGAGCTTTGGATGAGTAGCTGACGAGTAACGTCAGTGAACGCACCAAGAGTCTTAGGAGTCATTGAGACCTGACCAACTGTCATTTCGCTCTCAGCAGCCGCGCCACCTTCAGTAGCAATCCAAGCAGCAGTTGCAGCAGCAGTCTTCTTAGGGATTTTGACATCGCCAGAGAGCCCAGACAGCATTGTTGCGCCAGCTTGCATTACGCTTGAAGCGTTACGCAGTACGTCGATGAAGTCACCGCCACGGAAATCATCACCGAAGATCGCTGAATCATCAGCAGAGTTCAGGTCACGCTTCCAGTTCTTCATTACTTCCGCAGGGAGCATGATGCCTTGAGCTGAGCGACCGTACTGCTCAGCAGCAGCGCGTGAAGCCTCGAACTCAAACGCAGCAGCTTCTTGAGCGCGGCGATCAGTTGGGTTTGCAAGAGCGTGGATAGCCTTGACTAGTGAGAAGCGCTTAGTCTGCTCTTTAGTCAATCCGATCTCTTGAGCTTCGAGAGCGCGTTCGCTACCGATCTTCTCAAGAACCGAACCACGGAACTCTTCGATTGATGTACCTTCAGCAATAGCCTTGTGAGCAAGCTCGCTCTGACCGTGACGCTGACCAAGCTCAAGGATTTGAGCTGCATTCTTACTGGCTGATTGACGGGCTTGAGCCTCTACAGCCGCGATATCTACTTCAGACATTTTACTGTCCTCCACATAAGTTACGATTTCGGGTTTCTTTGGCTGCTCGCTCGACCGTCCAACGCCAACTGTCACATCGGCAGGAATAGACACCAAACTTGCTTCCATTGGTCGCCAGGATTTAGCGATATACGTTTCGCCATCCCTAGCATCTTTCTGCATCTTGCTGATCGAATAACCAACACTGATATTAGCGCGGATACCGTCCAACACATCATCGAACGCCTCTCTAGCAAGTGCGCCTTTTCCAAAGCGTACTGTCGCTCGCAGTCTACGAGCCGAGCCATCAAGGTCTACCGATTCTATTACGCCTATCTGTTTCTCTGGGTCATGATCCAGCAACAGTGGCGCTCTGCCTGAAGCGAGGAATGATAAATCAATCGCTTCGGCTGAATGTTCTAATACCTCATTACCAAATGACCTAGATACAGGCTCTTCGGATGAGATAGCAATCTTAACTGTGCGCTTCTCTTCATCAATAGGAGACGCATCTAGCGACATGGCGCGATGCTGAACTTCTACATCACCCTTACGATCTTCATCATAATTGCCGCGAATAGGGTCGATTTTAGTTAACGTAGAAAACTTGTGACCGACAGAGCGATCTGTCTCCTCGCCCTCTCCATCATAAAGTCTAATCAAGGCCGCTGGGTTTTCTTCAGTGCCTTCAAGGCTGAAATCAGAGTCAGGGACATTAATTTCACCGTCTCTTTCAATTTTAACAATGCGTCCACGAGCGCGACCGCCTGAACTATTCCAGCTCACAAAGTCGCCGACATTTAAAGCGTCTGGTTCAGCGCGTTGCTCGATCTCTTCCTCGGTGTCGTCAATCAACACCTCGTTTACTAAATCCGTCATGTCTGAATCCTCTTCAGCTATGTCGTTGATTATATCATAGCTACGATCGTCAATAGAGTTGATCCTATCCACGATGCGCTTAGACCATGTTTGTCCTGCGTCACCACCCCAGAGACCCCAAGCAATTCTTCCTGCGCTAGGGAATCCTTCTTCACCAGAGTTAAAGCCTTCTGCTTTCTTGTCTACTTCATGCCTGGCAAAGAACGAGTACATTCGCTTTACAGTACTAATACTAAGATTAGAACCATTGATTATGTCTCTAGCTCTAGCAACTCCTACCGCAGTACCACCCCTGCCGTATTCTTTACGCCAATCAAGTGCCTTGCGAGCAGCAGATACCATGCCGTCAGTTGGCTTTGTATTGATATCTACGCCTTTATACTTAGTCATCAGTCAAATCCGGTTCTTGTGGTACGAACTGCGCTCCGTAAGGCTCTAATGCGTACTTAATGCCAAACTGATCAGCAAGATTCTTATCGCGTTGTATCTGAGCCATTAATTCTTCTGCATCTTTCCCATACTGGCTTGCTACGTCCTGAATAGAGAGTATTCCGCTCTTAAGACCAACTACCGAGGCGTTCATCTCTTTCAGAGGGTCAATCCAAGACCATCCCTTACCCCTGAACTCAGCAGAATTAGAGAATCTGTCGTATTGGCGCAGCGGGATACCGAATGAATTGATCTCCATCGCGCTTTCTAGCCATCCTTCAAACACAGGCCGAACGAAGTGATCTATCATAAACTGCTGGATATCACGGTAATAATCACGCTCTTCTAACGCGCCCTGGCGAATACTAGAGTAGCTAGTAGCCTCTAAATCGTTGCTGAGAGAGGTATAAGAGATACCTAAAGCAGATGCGACCGACTTTAGTACTGACTTATGGAAGCTCTCAAACTCATTGTTTGGGTTCTGCGGGTCAAATGTCTTAAAGTCTACGCCTGTAGGCAGTTGATGGAACGTGCCAGGTTCTGCGTCCATGATTGGCACTTGACCATCTAGGTCGTCAGCAATAAACCCATCACCGCCTGGGCTAGTAAAGAATCCCATCTTACTCGCGCCAACACGAGCAGCAACCAATGAAGCCTCAATGTAAGCGCTTAACTGCTTAAGTCCAGACATTGCTGGCGACATCCAAGGCTCGCCTCGCGTCTGACCAGAGCGTAAAGGCATAAATACATGAATTACCTTGTCCGCAGGAATACGAATCGTCTTCTTAGAAACAGACATCGTGGTAAAGTCGTAATCGCCTGGATGGTAGCTAAGGAAATGGTACGCAACTGGCTTCTTGAACTTGTTCAGCTCAACGCCCATGCGAATTTCGTTACCATTGGCTAGTTTTTCATTCTTGGTCTCATCAACCTGATCAGACTCAATGAATTCTATTGCAAATGAGTCTTTAAAGCCGTTTCCGCGATGTTTTACTACAAAGACCTCGCCATCACGCGCCAAAGCCTCTAAACACAGCCTCTGAGCGTCAGCCCAAGCCATTCTGCCGTCTACAGTAGGATTTCCTAGCTTACCCCACTGCATAAATGCCTGTTCTACCGCAGAATTGCCTGTCTCATCGAGCTTACCAACTGTATCTAGCGCCTTAACCTGCAAGCCAAATCCCTTACCGCCAATCACATTGGTCTTAAGCAAGTTCATATAGCGTTTTGCATATTGGTTATTGCGTACTAAATCCCTAGAACGGCTGCGTATAACTTTCAGGACAGGGCTTAATTCAGAGTCAGCGGAACGCTCAGATGACTTAAAGTCGGCAAACAAACGACCAGGATTGGCAGCAGCGTAAGCTCGTTTGAATATTTTAGGCTCTGGCTTCACTTTCTTAGTGAATATGTCGAAAATCGCCATCTAGAACCTCACCTTTATTGTAGAAACGCCTTTACGACCGTTTTTAGCGTCTTCAGCCGCTTTCTCTTTGATTGCCTCAGCCCTATAGTAATCACGAGCGTCTAAAAGCTCGGTAAAGGACATCTTAGTTAAAGAGCGACCTGCAATTGAGTAAGAAGACACATCTGAGTCGGCTTTACCCGCTAAGATGCTCTCAATCTTCTCTACCATGATTGCCGCATGACTTCTTAGGTCAGTGCCTGGTATATCTAAGTCAGCTAAAACGGTAAATTGACCACGCGAAAGTATGCGACGAGCAGAATCGCTATTTCTAACGATCTCCTGCTGCCATTCATATTTGCCTGGTGTGTAAGATCCGGTTGATGAACTAGTCGCTGAAACTAAGTAATGGTCTGATTGACCAGTGGCTGTAATCTGAAACTCATCACGCTTACCCGATATTCGAGCTGTGTAAATAAGTGTATAATCAGCGGTAGGATAGTCGGCAACTAGATCTGATATCTTCCACTGAACAAAATCGCCCGCTACTATCTCTAGAGGTTCTCCCTCTGGCGCATTTGTCGCGTCAAATACATTCGCCATGAATTGATCCTTTGTTTAGCGCCAAGAATTTACGAAGTTCCTGCCAACCTTGGGTATAAACGGTTGACGTATAGGAGCTTTGGGCTTTTCTTCCTGCTCCTGCTCTGTCTGACTCAATTTGTCAGAAAGCGCATTTATATTGATCCCGATTATAGCATAAGCAGCTATTGCGTAGACGAAGCAGTCCAAAGCCTCATTACGAGGTCGCATTTTCTGGAACATCCGCTTCTTAAATCCACGATGATACCTAGTAACAATCTTCTCTGCCGTGAGTTGTCTAAAGTATTCGTCGTTAAGTGTATCAGAAAAGTGAATAAATCCCGCGCCAGGATCATTAATCCTAAGTCTTGCAAATAACAAGTCTTTAGCGGTATCTACACCGATAGGGAATAGTGGACATTTTCCGATGTTATTCTTAGATGGCCTAGACACAATTGCTCTGCCTTCGCCGCCAACACCCTTGATTGCAAACACTCTACGCCCAGCATTCTTCTTGGCATAGGCATAAACAGAGTTTGTGTAGTGACCACCGGAATCCACGCAGATGGCTCGTATCGGTAATTGTCTGTTATCGTGAGTCTCAAAGGTCTGAAAGATATGAGTATCCAAACTAGTCCAAAGATGAGGCGTAGATGGATCTCCGTACATGACTTCATGGTCAATGACCCAGCTTTCGTCGTCCCTTCCCCAGCCAATTACACTAACCTCTAGTCTGTCATCCTGAACGTCAACTCCTGCCGTAAGAAGTATGCATTCTTCAGGTATCTTATTGGCGAAGTCTTCTCTTCTCTCTTGTAAGTTATAGAGGTCTAGACTTTCACCTTCGTCCTCCCAACTTTTCCCCAGGTAAGTATTGTTCCAAACCTTAAGCTGCTCAGGATTCTTCCTTACAGATAAGAATTCCCTAACGCCGTCAGAAAGAGGTGTCCAAGGACTGTATAGCGCGGAGATGGCAAAACCAGCTATGCCATTAAATGGCTCGTCTGCTATCCACTCACCATTGCGAATAGCCTTACGACGATCTGAGTCTGACCAGATGACAGCGCAAGACTCGCAGCGATAACCTGCTGTCTCTGGATCATTGTCAGTCCAGATGACATGACCCCAATCTAGCTTCTGCTTATGGTCGCAGTGAGGACACGGAACGTGATAATGGCGCTGGTCAGACTTCTCGAATGCTTCCTCAATGCGAGAAGCGCCTTTGATCGTCGGAGTGGATACCATGACGATCTTCCTGTCCCAGAACGTAGAGGCGCGCTTTCTAGCAAGCTGGATAGGATCACCTTCAGATCCAGCAGAGACCGGATATCTGTCAACCTCATCACATAGAACCAATCTCACAGGACGCGAAGCAAGGCTAGATGGGCTGTTCGCTCCTACCAAAGTAATTGCGCCGCCTGGGAACATCTTATGTAGCGTAGTGTTACCGGAGTCCCTTGAGCGAGGCGACCTAACCTTATCCTGTAAGCAGGGAGTGGACGCAAGCAGACCATTAGCTACACGATCCTTTGAGAACGCCTGTGCCATGTCCAAGCTAGGCTGCAACATCAGCATAGGACAAGGATCGTTGTCTATGTGGTAACCAATGATATTCAGCAGAGCTTCTGACTTGCCAAGCTGCGCCGCAGACATAATGACGACCTCTTTGTTCTTAGGGTCGCTACAAGCATCCATCATGCCGCGCTGGTACTCCGCTCGCGAAGTATACCAACGACCAGGCTCTGCGCTTGATTGACTATCTAGCCTTCTCTCTCTGTCAGCCCACTCAGAGATTGTCAACTTCGGAGGAGGCCGCAGTACGTCCATCCCCTTCAGTAGTATTTCCTTGACGTTCCCGAATGGCTGCATAGTTGGCTAGTTCCTCCAGAGCCTCTCTGATATGGTCTTCAATCAACTCCTGCGCTTCAGCAGGGTTCTCAATGTCAGTTACTAACGTAGCTAACTTGCTTGGGATGGATAACAGCTTACCCTTACAATCCATAAGGATAGACTCCCAATCCTGCAATACATCGTCTACACGAACCAGTTCGCCAGACATCTCTAACACTTCCATCTCGGCTTTATCCGCTTGCATCTTAGTCAAACGAGCCTTTTCTTCGTGGAAGTCTAACACGCCCTCGGTACTTACCGCTGAAGCCTTATTCTTTAGCTTCTTCAAGTAGTTACGCATACTTGGTATGAGGTCGTATACGCCGTAAAGCGGCTGAACCATCACTCCGTCCTTCTTATACTGAGTCAGCATAGTGGGAGTACAGTCCATGATCTCAAGCATTACGTCTGAATTGACGATCAATTGATCGCCTTGGATGTCAAATCTGTCTTTTTTCTTAGGCATAAATCGATTCTACCAATGATTCGGCTAAAGTGAAATTATTTTTTCTATCGCTACGAAAAGATCGCGGCGCGAAACACTA